GTAAAGCAATTCCTTAATGATATTGCTTGTATTCCTAGTGTATTAGGTAGTAGTACAAATGTTGCTAATGTCAGTGAGGTAAGCTTGAAGATGCTATTTCATATGGCTAATATTAAGGCTATGGAAACAGAAAAATGGCTTAATATTGGTATGCAAGAGAGGTTTGCTAAGTTCAAGCAGATACTTAATATGCAAGGGATTAAGGTTGATGGTGAAGTTGAGGTTAAATATAACCTAAGCATTCCAGTTGCTACAGATGAAGTGGTTGCTAATCTGAAGGCTATGCGTGATATGGGTGCTATTTCTATTGATACGATTATGGAAAAGAGTGCATTAATTGGTGATGTGAGTGTGGAAAAGGATAGATTGAAGAGTGAGAGTGTAGTGCTAAATGATAATGGTTATCAATTGATGGAATAGTTATTAAAATATTGACACATATTTGACACAATTTTGACACACTATTACCATAATTTATATTAGATAATTATACAATTGCCATTATATCTGGAATGGTTGACAATAGCCGATTTATCCAGTTGTAGTGGCTTGAAATAGTGTATATAAATGCATAAAAACAACATAAAAGCAAGATTTTATTCTATAATTATACATAAATGAATAATTGTCTTAGGAGCAAAAATATCAGAATCGCTACAATGCCCTATTTACAAGGGTTACAGCCATTATGGGAATAACTGTACTATGCGTGAAACAGATGTTTTGCGAATAGTTGAATCGAGTTGAGTTTGGTATTCCATGATTTTACCAAAGTGAATGTAGTACATATGTTCGTTACCCCTTTTCGGAAAAGTGCTTGCTATCTAATCACTATTTACCCCACAGTCAAAAATATGGACTTTTATTAAGTATAAATTAAGTACAAAATAAATAACTTCCTATCGTAAATATTAGGGTTTACTTCTTGTCCAGTAGGTGGTAAGATATTCCTATAGTGAAAGGGGTGTATTGTCTTATGGAAATATTTTGGGGTTTATTAGCATTAATATTTTTAATATGGTTATTCTGGTTTGAATTTCATGACAAAGAAAAACATCTTAAAGCAAAAGAAGAAATGAATGTACATTTTCAAAAATCGACTATAGGTAATAGCACAACAGAAGTTCATTGTCCAAAATGTGGCTCAACTCAAATACAATTGATGAAACGCGGTTGGAAAGTTACAACTGGATTTCTTGGTAGTAGTAAAAATGAAAGAGTATGTATGAATTGTAAACATAAATTTTAAAATTAATGGGTATCCTCACACTGGATACCTTTTTTAATTGCATATTTTATTTACATAGCCTTTTTAAGCCACTCTAATTTAATACCCTAACAAGTTATCCTAAATCACATTATAATGGCTCACAGACGTTGATTTCCCATTAAATTTAATTGAAATTTATTCAGAAAGGAGCAACACATGACAGTATTAGAAAGATTAAAGCTTGAACTAGCAAATAAAGAATATTTAACAGATGAAGAATATAAAGTATTACTTACAGAGAATGAATTATCATTCGCAACTAATTACGATAAAGCAACTATGCAGAAACAATTACTTCTCACCGTATTAGATATATTAGAAGTGGTTGCTAATGATGTAGATATTATGCGTAAAGTGGAAACAGAATTTTCTACTACTACTGATGCTTACAAATATCTTGAACAACGAATTGCACAGATAAAGGATAGGATTGCAAGTATACCAGATCCAGAGGAAGAATATAGTCCATTTAGTTTGATGTATACTAGAAAATAGGGGTTGTCTTATTATATCTCTTGATGTATAATTATGGTGAATAATTATATTAAGGGGGATAATAAATATGAGTGATGATTTTAATGTTATTATTGGTGAACCAAGTATATGTCCATTTTGTCATAGTAAAAATACTGAGGTTCTTGAAACAAGCAGAGATTTAATTCATAGAAAAGTTGAACAACCTCAAAATAATTATACTGGAATGGTTCATATTACCCATTATGGAAATGATGGAAAGGATTATTACATCAAAAAATTATTATGTTTAGATTGTGGACAGATTAGCAATTCACTTTCTAAGGATATATTAAAGCAATATAATGATGATAAACCTAATTTTAAAAACTTTTGGTAGTAGTATCAAGGCACTTACTTTGTAGGTGCTTTTTTAATACAGATATTGACATAGAAATTACATTGATATATAATACACGTATAAACCTTAATCTAG